ATTGGCTTCTCTTTGCTTGCGTTCCACTAACTTATCCACCATTAAACTGAATTCCTCATCTGTCCAGTTGTTCAGGATGTATTCAGGCGTCAATCTCCATTCAACTAACAAAAACTCGAATACTTCGCCTACGCTAGATTGCCCATCGCTTTTGTTAGTGCTGGTAACAAAGGGAAGGCTACCTGTAGCACCTCCACCAGTGCGTTAGCTACTTCTTCATCAGTAGCCTCTGCCTCAATTTCCTGGCGGGGTAGGTCTTTAGCATATCCAAAAAACAGGTCTACTATTTTATCAGGCATTTCTACCATGATTCCCTGAAGTGCTTTTTCAAATTCCTCTGGGTTGTTGGTATCTGCCTTAACATACCTGGGTAGATTACCTAATAACTTTGTAACCTGCTCCCGCCATTCCCTTGATTCCAGAATACGTAGCGGACGCACTTTGTATTCCTTACCCCCCAAGACAACCTTGATTCCAGCCTGACTTATTTTGTCTTCTTCTGTTCGCTTAACCATTTAATCCTCCTTATTCTGTTGCATCTACGATGGTGCCGAATTGGCCAGTATCACCCACTAGGGCACTAAAGGTTACTGGTATAACCGATATTTCACCCTTCTTGTAAGGGATGCCTATCGACCCTATCGGCGTCACCTTAGTCAAGGTAATGGTGCGGTTGAAACCAGCGGGGTTCTTGCCAATCAAAACCAATGCTCCAGACTGATAAGTTCCACCACCAAGAGTTATGGTACTGCTTGACAGTGAACTATTGGGGATAGCCTTAGCCAGATTGTCCAAAGTTCCCTCTGCCATGTTTAAGGTCACTTCAATACTCTGGTCAGTTACCACCCTCTTGATAGTCCCGATAACTTCTTCGACCTTGATGTCGGCCACCTCTGTATTAATGGTTAGGGTCACCCCATCAGTTGTCCAGCCCAAAGGCGCAGAATCAAAGCTTACCGATGCAACCCCTACTAATACATTTGCGCTGCTTGCCATTGTCTTTTACCTCCTTTTAACTATCTTTAATTTCACCGAATTTGTCGTAAGTCGCCGTATTCGCTGGGATGCCATCCTTCATAGCCGAGAAGGTTACTGGTATAACCGATATTTCACCTTTCTTATAGGGAATTCCAACCGAACCAGTAGCACTAACCTTATACAAAGTAACCGTTCGTGTTTTACCACTTGGCGCTTCTCCTGTTAGCACTAATTTCCCCATCAAATAGGGGAAGGTATCGTTGTCAGGAACTCCTAAAGTTAGTGTCCCTGCGGGGTCTTCCTTAGTGCGTGGTATAGCTACATTCAGGTTAGCCAGCGTTCCTTCGGCCATGTTTAGTGTTACTTCCAGCGTCTGGTCAGTCACAACACGCTTGAGTGTCCCGATAACTTCTTCGACCTTTATGTCCGCCGCCTCTGTAGCAACCGTCATTGTTACCCCATCTGATGTCCAGCCTAACGACTCCTTCGTCCCATAGGTTATCGCAAGCGGCTCCCCACTGCTCTCGCTAGTTATAGGATACCAATCTACACTCGCTGTTCCCACCAATACATTTGCACTTGAGCTTGTCATTTTTTACCTCCTTATTTTTACTTCCCAAAAGCTAAGACATCTAAAATAATTGGGAATATCTTCGTCTACCATATCTTGCCCCTGCACTTCCTCTTTTGCCGATAATATAAAATAGTCCTTTGTGTCTATTGTTACCTTTTTATTTTCTATCCCTTGCAGAGCATCGTAAACAGCCATGTAAACAGCCCTGGCACTCATTGAGCTACTTGCCCAACAATCTATTTGGAACGAGGGTATTACAATATCTGTAAGGTAGGGTGTTGAAGTCCCACCTCTCACAAAGTAACTTATCGCTGGCAGTGTTGCTCCCTCGACTAATCGTGGACAGTATATCCTTGTGCCAACCAGGGAACTTATACTAGAGTCAGCCACAAGATAAGCTCTTAAAATAGCGTTTACGTCCATTTACTCAAGTTCCTTTTTGAGTTCCTCTGGTAATTTTCCTATGTTCTTATCCAGTGCTGGTCTAAAGTAAGGGAACGCCCGAGTTCTGGAAGTTCCAGTTTCAAGGTAACCGCCATAACCTGACGAACTCCATACTGCTGTTTCTAAACTCTTGAGCTCAGGTTCCTCTTCACTAAATGGTTTCTCTCCGCTTAAAGGTGCGCCCATGCGTGTCTTAGGTTCTGTCTCCCACTTATAAGCAATCGACCTTCTATTATGACCTGTTTTCACTCTCGAACCTTTGACAACATCATTAGCTATATCGATAGTCACATTTTTTAAGGCTCTTCTGGTAGCAGATTCAACTCTTTCCTGTGCCTCTTTAATTTTCAAATTGCTACTTACGTTTATACTGATTTCCATTAGCTCACCTTTCTGAGTATAAGTTCTTTATGATGAGTGCCCTCGCTGTACGCCCGCGGCTGCACCAGAAGTATTTCATACGTAACACCATTCGTTACAATCCTATCCCTCTCGGTTACATCAACATTATCAAGAAATAACTGCCAGTCGCTTATCACCACCTCAGCCCCAACTTTTACTTCCCTGCCACTTGTAGATACCAGCCTGCAGGGTACAGTTAAATAGTTTGTCCAAGTGTGCGTTGGATTGCCATAGGCATCCGCTGTACCCTCTGTATATCGCTGTATCGTGCAAGTATGAATCAGCAAGTCAGAGAACACTATACACCTCCGAATACAGTCCATGCAGAATAAGGTTCGGCCGCTTCGTCTTCTCGATAGCGTTTAGCTAACTCCAGCTTACTATTTGCCTCACGCTTGGTGTAAGAATAATCGCCGATATCCTCCCGAACGTAACTATCTGTTAAACTGGCCGCCCAGGCCTCTAAAGCATAAGCCGCCGCTAACTTCACTGAGCCAGCCATTTCCAAGAAAACACTTAACTGCTCATCTGTGAAGTGGCCTTCGGTATCGCTGATGAGAAGACGAATTTTTTCTATATCACTCATACTTCACCTACGTCAGCTGTAGCTATCAGCACCCAGTTATCACCATCGTATGTCTCATAGCGATAACCTTTTCCGGTATCAGTATGCACTTCAATAAAAACACTACCTATAGGCACACCTGTTGGTTTCGTATCTGTTGGTAAGCCATAGTAATAGCTATACCATTCCAGGGGAGCTTTACGCTGTGTTATCATCTATGCCTCCAAAAGAGGGGGCAGTTTCCTACCCCCTCCAAATTAAACTTATGAACCAACGCCAGTGCTGCAATAAGTTCCCTTCCAGTCCACCTTCGCACCACCAAAGATATGGCGTACTCTGTAAACGATATTGTCGCTTGTAAAGTCACCCTCGAAGGGGCTAATCGCACCGCCGCCAACCGTTACCTTATCCGAAGCCTTCATGCATATTTCAGGATTCTCATGTCCTCGGAGATAAGCGGCTTCCAGAACTACAATGTCTTTCGGGTCGGCAAAGAGATACCATGCTGTCTTCCCATTTTCTCCACCTAGTATAGGTAGGTAGTAGTCCACCACCAGCTCGATGCCATAGTTCGCCACCACGTTGGTCATTGGATACGCAACAGCTCCAGCAGCCGCACCATCAACCCACATCTTGGTTGCTGAGGTGAGGATCTGCCTTGCAGTAAACTCCAATGAAGGAGGGACTACAAGATACTTCGGACGGTTGAGAATAGGCTCGCCACCACTGGTAAATCCAGCCATTGCCTCGATAGCGTCTTCTAGCGCACCGATTGACAATACGTCCGTGGTTGCGTTAACTCCGTTCTCGTATAGGTTGCCAGCGCCGTGAGAGCCTATATCGTTAGCATACAGTCCAGTGATTATCCGCTCCTCAGTTCTCTGTGCAGCCAATGCAAACCTTTCTGGAGTATCCCTCAAAGCACCCAGGTCATCGTTTATGATTGCCTCGAGCGAAATGTCGAATTGGCGTCCATACTTTTTGACCCGTATGGTATATTGCGCTTCGTCTCGGCTACTTGCGGGATATTCACCCTTCTCGGCCACCTCAGCGAGGTAGTTGTCTCCACCGGACATCTTAAACCGTTTGGCTTCCCTGAAGTCCCTTACAGTTGAAACTTTGGTGAATTTCTTCCAGACTGGTTCAGTTGCTTTGTAAGCGGCCAGCATCTGCCGGTCGATTGTGTCACCAAACAGCAGGGGGAAGTCAGATGTGGTCATTGCCTCACGCAAAAGATATTCGTACCTGTGCGCAGGGAGACGTCCTGAATTGCTTAACAGGTTAATCGTTTCAGCCAGTTTTTGTTCATAATTTTCGTCTTTATTTACTTCTTTGACTGGAGTAAAACCCTTCCAGTCTTCTACTAAACTTAAAAATTCCATCTATTTACCTCCTTATACAGCTATTGCCGTTACTTGAATTGCACCAGTACCAGTACCGGTTGCCGCAGTGGCTGTTACTATAACTTTATCGCCTGAAGTAACTTCACCACCAACTATAACAATGTCTCCTGCCGTTCCCGTATTCTTCGTTAAAAACTTGTCATCGTCGGTTTCATCACCAATCTTGAATACGGTTGCAGACCCATCTCCATCGGCAAATGTCTCAGTTACCTTAACTAGAATAAGAGCCGCCCTTGCTTTATCAGCCTCGGCCAGTAAAGTGTTAACTCCGGTTGCCGTCTTGGCATACGCTTCAACATTGCCTAATCCCGAAACCTTGATTGGTGTTACCGCACCATCGGTAATATCAACTGTGTTGACAGTCCCCGATACGATGTCGGATTTCTGCACTACCAAAACCCTTATGGTGTCAGTATCGCCTGAATCTACTGCATCCAGGGCATAGCCAAAGAAGGCTGCGGTTGGGTCAACATCGAAAAAGGCCTCACCCGCAGTAAAAAATACCGCATCGCCTATAGCTACCGCAGTATCAATGCTCCCGTTATTCCCTTTGACAGGAAACGTATAGATTCCAGCGGTATCGACCACTATGTTGCCGCTTCCATCTGTGTCAATCAGCGAAAACCCGTGTAATCCTTCGTCTCCGATGATAACAGGGTCACCACTTGACACACTTGCCTTCGCTACCGTTATGTAGCGTCCTTCTCCATGAGAAGAATATTGATTTTTAGCCATTTAACTTACCTCCTTTTATCTTCCCGAAACCGCTATTTCCAATTGCGCTTCAGTCCAGTCGGGATGCATTTTCCTGAAGCTTTCTTTAAGGTTACCCTTATCCGGAATTTTAGTTTCGCCCATGTTGCGAACCTTGCCCGCTTCTGTGATTTTAGCGATATAATCAGCCTCAGCCTTTATCGCTTCCTCTATTCCTTCGGCGGATTCAGCATTTTGGAATTTCTCCATGATGCGTGACTTCGCAGGTTCAGGTAACTCGCTTTTGAGTAGGGCTTCGTCTAACTTAGCCTTCGTCTCAGCGACTCTCTGTGCCTTCTCGGCCTCCGCTATCTTGGCTTTAAGTACATCACGTTCTGCTGTAATGTTTCCAATCTGCTTTTCCAGTTCAGTAATTTTTTCTTTTAGTTCGTCCAATTGTTTTACCTCCTTTAATACATCGTTTTTAGTTTCTATCCTGACAGCCTCTATTAAATCAGGCCGTCTATCTTTTAATTCTGGTAACTCGATTAAATCTATATCCACTCTTTCTGATTCGTAGAAGTCTACCGAACCGCCAGCCCCGGCCTCAGTAACAAAATCTACCGACCTTGCTTTTATCAAGCGTTCTACCAGCTTGGTTTTTACCCCTTCAATTTCCGCATCAGAAGCCGAGCCGATCGCATTGATTGATATACCCATCTCTGAAAGCATACCGCTATCTCGCAACCTAGCTAGCTTCTCCTGCAACCAGGGCTCCACTATGGTAGCTTTGCCTATAATAGTTCCATCCTCTTTGACTTCTACACTCGTAAGAGTTCCTACCCAGTCCCTAATCGACCTCTCGGGGCGGGTTTTATCTTCGGCTTCAGTAGGATGGTCGGCATACATCTTTGCGCCTTCAAATACCTTGTAATCTCTCTTTAATACCTCAGCAGGATAATATCGTCCCTTCCCTACGTTAAACCCGGGCTTGATAATGGTTACAGTGGCAATTCCTTTATCTAATTTCGCCTCTGCCATAGGGACAAATCCAGTTAACACCTCTCTGCGCTCTGATTCCTTCACCCATCTCGGAATATCCTCATCCTCTACACCAAGTTTCTTGTATTCAGCACGTATCTTCCGTTTCACTGCCGGCAAGTCTCCAGCGGGTATCTCGACTCTCTGCCCCCTGAACCCTCCTGGGGAAAGAGCCGCCGCCGCTCTGCCTAACTGAGCTCGGGTAACCTTCTTCTCCAAATCTTCCCATAAACGAAGCTTCCAGGTTGATGGTTGTTCCTTATCCGGCACGTATGCGTAAGCCTCAGCCGGATATTTCACCCCATCCTCTGTTTTTACCATCTCTTGTTCTTTAAGCCAGGCCATTACTTCGTCTATCTGCTTTATGGCGTTCTCATCATCCTTATCCTCCAGGAGTAAAGGTTGGCACATAGCTATAACTTTGTTTGCCCTTCCATCATCTTTACGAATACTGGCTTCCTGTATAAGCTCAGCCAGTTTTGTTTGTATCATGCTTGCCTCCTTTGCGACCCATTTGTCGCCTTCTTTTTTATATTTAGCCTTAATCGCATTCCACGCTGTGGCAAAAGCTAATTGTTCCCCATCCTCTCTGTCTTTATATTGTTCATAGGCTGAATTAAAGACCTTGAGAAACATCTCTTGCCCTTCTTTGGGTAGACTCTTTACTGTATCCGGTAGTTCGCTTGTTCTTTTATATGGCATCCTACCTCCTTAAAACAAAAACCGAGAAGCTTTCACTCCTCGGTTCTTCCGCTGGAATATTTAATTCTACCTGTTTATTATATCACATTATTTCAATTTATTATCATCTAGTCTAACAGTTTGTTCGACCTTTATCAAGGTAATCTTACCATCTCTAATCTGTAGCGTTATAGTTCCATAATGCAACTTAACGCCTAGCTTGTCAAGTTCCTTGTTTATTATATCATAGTTAAGGCTCATTTGAACCTCGCAGGTGCTACCGCACAACGGCATTGAGGATGTGCAACGACAGTAGAATGCCCACTAGGGAACGTGTCCTCAAAGGGAATAACTCCCACTGCTTCGTTAGCTAAACAATCAGGGCAAGCATCTCCACCGGCGCAATACCACTGTTTTGCTTCCAGCCCGAGTTCTTTCCCTCTCGCCTCAAACGCCGCCCCGAGTGCATTCCCTGTTTCTGTCCGGGCAATCATATAAGCTCTGGACTGCATGGTCTTCCCCGGGATTGCTGATGGGCGCATTCGCCCCATCCATCCTAGCTCACGTTTGATGTCCGTAGTCAAACCGCCGGGGCCACGCTTATTTTTAATTCCATCGCTAATTACTTGTGCTAATCGTTCCTTTGTGGTCTCATCCATTCTGGTTACAAGCTGAGCACAATGTTTCTGTGCCCAATTTACCGCTTCAGACATTGGCGGACCTTCGTAGGGCAAGCCAGCATACTTCATCATCTGCACGCTTCCCGAAACATAAACCTCGGCCAGTTTGCCTATCAGTTTAGCTTTAAGTGTCTCGTTCAGCGTGGACAGTATTGGGTCTATAATTTCGCCTAGCTCATCATCTAATGGCATATTATTCCTTTACCAACCTGTAATATAATTCCTGGAGCTTATCGTATGGGAACGCCACTCCCAGTGCAGTAAAGTATTCCTTAAGCTCTTTTTCTAGGCCGTCGGCGAGCTTTTGGTTTTGCTTCGAGTTCGGGTTGCAAGGCAGTTTCGCCAGCAACTCCATCTCGGTCTTCTCCAGTTCCTCGGCAAGCTCGACATTTGAGTCTGATAACCCCATGCTCATATTCTCTATACCCCTTACCGTGACATTCCTTGCATTTCACTTTATTGTCTCCCTGAATTCCCTTAAGGCTTTTGCCAGTTGAATATTGGGGTTCCCTTTACTTTCCTTCTGCATAGCGTCCAGCGCAGCGTTGGGGTCGTCTATACCGAGGTTGGACAAAGCTAACTGCTTTATGTCATTGCTATCAGCAAACTCTGGCATTACAGTTATAAGGCTCACGATAGCCTGTAGTAAAGCCTGAGAATCTGTCGGTGCTATTTCCGGGAAGTCCACATCTACTACTCGTCTATCCATTGGTGTGCCTTCGTGCTCAAATACGATATTAAATAAGTCTATATATGCGTCTTGCCACACTTGCTGATAAGATTGGAATTGCTTCAAAAGTGGAAGCTCTACAGTCTTTGACGTAGCATAGTTGCCTATCCCTATATCACCAGTCAAATACTGTTCTGGTATTCCTACGCCAGCGGAGACTTGTAATCTTATCATCCGACCATCTTGATAGGCATTCTGCGCCCCTGTGTCAGTTTTAATCGGCTCAAGCGTAGAACCTAAGTTCTCGATTCTTACCGCTCCAGCCTGCGGATATTCATCAAAGCGTCCCTTTTCTGCTTCCACTGCCGTAGAACCACCAGCCACTTTATCTCGCCATGCGAATCTGGCTAATGCTAATGTCACAGCGATCCTCGACGCCATGAACCGACGATAATAATTTATCCACGTTAAAACTGGAGTAAGAATTGAATTGCCCCTCTGCCCTAATGTATTATTCGCTAAATGATAAACAATAGCATCTTCGTTATGTCTTACAGAATTACCGTAAGCATCTTTCGCTGGTACGCCTTTTATATTAGCAACTGACCTATAAATTGAAACCCTTTGCTGGCCTGACTGGTTAACCCACTCCCGCTTGTAATACAGAACGTTTTCCTTATCATCTACGTCTGTTATTATCTCCGTGATTTCCAGTGGGTCTATCGTGCGGATATGTGTTTTATCTCCGAGAAATAGAGCAAAGAAGACTTCTCCATCTACCAGAAGTTTGTCAGAACATAACCTTCCCCCCCTGGCGGTAAAGATAGTTCTGTTATTTTCTATCAGCTCATTTATAATATCCTCATCTGTTTGAAATGTTACACCGTTACCGAATGTGTAATTCGTATAAATATTTATAATCTGCCTTGCCATAGGATCGTTCATATAATAAACCCGGGCTTTCTTGAGGTTGTTTATACGTTCTGCGCTGGATATTATCTCACTGCCCTGCCCTAACTGTATCCAGCCGGCGTTCTCTAGATTAAGTTCCTTCTCAACCTCCTGGGTAGCTTCCATTAAGATAGTTTCATAGTTTATCATCTAATCCTCCTATAATAGGTCTCTAACCTCACTCATGGCGTCGTACACATAAATTTTACGTTCTGGCTTTGCCCCAGTCTTTCCTATTACTGCATAACGCAGGGCATCCAAGCTGTGGCTAAATTCGTGTGTTGTTTTTTCTGTTAACCTTCCATCTTTATCAGGAATATATCTGAAGTTCCGTAATTCTTTTATCATGTTCAGACTTCCCTTCGTGACAAATAACTTATACTGCCGTATCTTCTGATGCCCATATTCTACACTTCCTGGACCCTTCTCGCAACCCTTGATGTTGAAGCCATATCTGTAAATTTCCTCAATGGACTTTGGTTCGGCACTATCGGCGAATATCTCGTCGTAGCGTTTTCTAATACCCAGCTCCTCCATTTTGCGTGCAATATCACTGTTAGTCAGGTTGGTTGCATACAGCATTTCTTGGCTATATAGCCTATCTCCAATTATAACACACTTGACAAGTGCTGTTTTATCTGTTGTGAAACCAAAATCCAGTCCAAAGAATGCATCGCCCTGGGGAAGTTCGTCAACCTGTTCAAACTCAGGAAACACCAAGCCTTCTATCTTGCCCAATAAACCATCGAGGTAAATTCTAGCCCAGTTGGGGTCTCTAGCGCCCATCTGCTGGATATTCTCCACAACCCCTGGTGGTATAACTGCCAGTGCATCCCTATATGTAGCGTGTATCACTGCGCTATCCGGAGCGTCGCCGAGGTTGTTCTGATAAAACCAGAATTCAGACGTAGGGTTCCAATCGGCGATCGTTAATCGCTCTGTACGTGCGTCAAGCTCTTGGAACGCCATATAAGGGATGTTGTTAGCTTCATTCAAAAATAATATCTGCCGGCGTGCGCCTCGCAGTTTAGAGGCATCATCTGCGCCAAAGAACTCTACCTTAGTTCCACCCGGGAACGTGTATATGAGGTCACTTCTGTTAAACTTATTTTGGTCAAATGCATCTCCAAGTATCTTCTCGAAGTCCCTGAGACACCCTCTTTTAATATGTGGGATGGACTCAGAAACAATAGAGATTAAAATGGGCTTTTTAGCACAAGTAGCTTTAAGAATGAGTAATTGTAGTATCGAATAGGATTTGGATGCTGCTGTCCCGCCAACTACCCATATATGTCGCTTTCGGGAATGATAGGCATCCAGAATTTTCTCATAAACAGATGTCGTGGTCAGTTCCATTGTATTTATGCTCTTTATATTTATTTATGGCTTCAGAATAAGCGTCCCAATCAACAGGCTTTTCATTATAAATGCGGTTTACCTCACCCCATAGTTTAATTGCTACTGAGCATTCATATTGTGAGTTACATCCGCAAGGTAATTCATTGATAGGTGGCTCAAGCGGTAAAACTTTACTTCCCATTGTATCTATCTTCCTGTTCCCATGTTGATATTACCTTATAATTACCATTCATAGCCACACTTTGGACATTTGTTTTTCGTTTCGATATTCTCATCAAATTCTGGCTCTGTTTCTGGTATATGAAACTGTGTCATCAACTCCTCGATTTCCTTATCCTCAAACCCCGTCCACTCCATATTAAACGCCCCAGTATCAAGTTCCTGGAGAATATCCTTCAAAGTAGGTAAGTCGAATTCCGAAAGATCAGCACTTTTATTATCCATAATACCATAAGCCGCCGCTATCTCCTTGCTATCATCAACCCGGGTAACCGCAATCTTATCCCAGCCCAGTTCTTTAGCTGCCTGCCATAAAGCATTGCCCGCTTCGATAGTCCCATCTGAATTCACCACGATTGGCTTCCTCTGGCCGTAGGCTTGCAAACTGGTCTTGATAGCATCTAAGTTTCGTTTGTTATGCTTGCGTGCATTTCGTGGGTCTTGTTTAACGCTGCTAATATCTACCGCTAAAGGTTTTAATGCTTCGATTATATTATCCATGTTGGCGCTTTTCACACTTAACTATTCTACTGATAGGAATTAAAAAC